AATCTGCCTGATCCTATGACTTTTTCGGCAACTATCTTGCCAACTCCTAACTGGCTGCCACAACTTCCCGACTCGATTCCATACGATGACGATGATGAGGATTAATGAAACGAACTGTGGTCATTCCAGATTTACAATGTCCCTACGAAGATTCACATGTTGTACGCAATCTCAGTCTATTTATTAAAGCGTTTCGCCCCGATGCTGTCGTTACTATCGGAGATGAAATCGACTTACCCCAGATCAGCCGATGGACAGAAAACACTCCAGGCTGGTACGAACAAACACTAGCTGAGGATCGCGATCGGACAGTCGATGTTCTCTGGTCGCTTTTCGAGTATTCCAAGGAAGCCCACATGGTGCGTTCTAATCATACGGATCGACTCTATAAAGTGATCATGAAGAAGATACCGGCATTCCTGTCCCTGCCTGAATTACGATTCGAGAAGTTCTTGAAGCTCGATGAGATGGATGTAAAGTTCTGGAAAGACCCAATGCCTATCGCTAAGGGCTGGATCGCCATTCATGGTGATTTAGGTGGGCTTAACCCTAACCCTGGACTATCTGCCCTAAACCAGGCCAAGCGCCATGGTCAGAATGTCATCATGGGGCACACTCACAGGGCTGGTAGAAGTGCCCATTCTGAGGCTTCTAACGGGGTTTTAAGACGAGTTCTCCATGGAGTTGAAGTAGGACATGCGATGGACTTAAAACAGGCTAAATACGTCTCCACGCCTAATTGGCAGCAGGCCTTCGCTATCGTTACAGAGAATGGCAAGAATGTCCAAGTTGATCTAATTTACATCGAGAAGGATGGAACTTTCCAAGTTCATGGGCGCAGGTATGGACGATCTCGATAATGATATAAAGCGCACGATCGATGATGCTATGGACGATGGAGAATTGTTACCGTTTCGTTATACAAAGAAGCGCGGTTCTGTCTCCTAATCATGCGATGCTTATCCCAAGAAGCCAGAGACTCTGGCGTAAGGGAGCAATATGAATATCTATGAAATAGGAATGTTGATGGTCGGCTGGACTCTCAGCTGCGTATGGTTTTACACCATGGGCGTTAGCGCAGGCTACACAGATGGTCGCAGAGCGGTTCGCCAGCAAGTAGAGCAGGCCAATAAGGTAAGAGCATGAATGCGCGTGATTACCTCAACGAAGCCAAGGCAACAATCCAAGACCGAGGTCTCGACTACGGTCATCCGTCAGACAATATGGCTAGAACGGCTGCCCTCTGGAGCAGTTATCTGGAGATGCCAATTACAGATTACCAAGTTGCGACATGCATGGCACTCGTCAAAATAGCCCGAAGCATGGAAAGCGCCAAAGTCGATACTTATGTGGATGCGGTTGCTTATCTAAGCATTGCCGGTCAACTTCACACAGAGGAGAATGAACTTTATGTTTAATCTAGAAGATTACGAGACAGTAGAAGAACGCCTAGTCAAGTTCTGGAAGGAACATCCCGATGGTCGAATTGACACTACTTTGGTTGAGTCAACGCTTCAGCGATTTATTATTAAAGCTGCTATTTATAGAACTGAAGTGGATGCACAGGCTTGGACAACTGGCTTTGCAGAGGAAACCGTCTCAACGCGAGGAGTTAATTCTACGTCGGCGCTTGAGAACTGCGAAACGAGTGCGATCGGCAGGGCTTTGGCTAACGCGGGCTATGCTTCAAAAGGCAAACGCCCTAGCCGCGAAGAGATGTCTAAAGTCAAAGCATCTGAACCAAAGCCTTTCGCAGAGAAGCTAGCAGACAAGATTACGATGCCAGCCGAGGATGATCCTTGGACAACTAAGGCAGTAGGAGAAGCGCCATCGAGCGCTGATGCCATAGCCCTTGTCCAGGATGTGTTAGGTGCGGTTAAGGTTGAGAAGGAAATACCTTTATGCCGCAACTGCCATGACCATAAGCCTATGAGTTGGAAAACAGGCGTAAGTGCCAAGACTAAGAAGCCTTGGGCAAACTTTAGCTGCTTCGCATGTAAAGATGTGATTTGGTATGAAATTAAGGCCGATGGGTCTTGGGGCCCACAAGAGAATAAGTGGTAATGACATGAGCGGCTTACAGTTTATGAACCAAGATGGTGAATGGGAGAACTTCCCTACAGATGATGAGTTAGCAGAAAAGGCTAAACATCAAGAGCTGCTAAACAGCTTGCAGGTAAGAATCATTTGTCATCTATGTAATGAGCCAGTCCCTAAAGAGGAATTAGCATTCTGGGTACAGGGAACTGTCCTTACCTGGTCATGCAAGAAATGTCACGCAGTTAATGTCTCAAAGTAGAAAACACCGCGGTTTTAGAACCGAGCGTGTAGTAGCAGAATATCTACGGCGCACGTGGGAAGGCGCTGTAGTAGGTCGAGGCAATGGTCGCGATATCCTCAATGTCCCGTTCGACTGCGAGGTAAAAGCGCGTACTGGTCTCGATGTCTCGGGAACACTCCGCCAGATCGAAACTAGAACAGCCAAGAGCGGCTTATTGGGGTTCGCTTGCTTTAGGCTTAATGGGCAAGGTGAGCAGGCTGAAAACTATGTGGCCATGTTACGCCTTGGCGATCTGGTGGAGTTACTCGAAGCTGCTGGATATGACAAGCGTAAAGATGTTGTGCAAGAGTCAGAGATCGAGCGTTGTAACGGCTGCGGTGAATGGACTGTTGCTGGCTATTGCCATCCCTTAGTCTTTAGATGATGTAGTGCAGCACAGTAATCTGGTATCTCATAGTCAAGACCATAGCGCTTAGATACATAATACCAATAGATATAGAACTGATAGTCATAAGGCTTATTCTTCATAGACTCAGTACGCATCTGGTAATAACCATGATGTGATCCATTAACTGCATCTATCTTCCATCGAGACTCTCTATATACAATCTCGTTATGGCATTGATATTGCTTATCTGTTAGTTGCTTATCTGCTAATGCTTTTAATGGCACTATTGAAGCCTGTGACTCTAAGGGCATTGCTATAGATAGAAGTATCCCAATAACGACGGCTAACTCTCGCGCTACGCCTTTCAGGCGCGAGTTGAAGCCCTTAAGGCTTCTAGCCGATAGAGTACCGTATAGGGTCTGCATTTGAGAGAAAGTCCTGCTCAAACGGCGTGTCGATTTACTACTTGTCTGTTGAATAGAAGCCCGACCCCTTGAAACTAATGCCGAAAGAGCTGTAAATCTTGCGCATTGGCTCATGACATAAACCGCATTCGACCAGGTGATCTTCATTTATCTTTAACTCCTTCTCATAACGAAGATTGGCTTCGCATAGATCATTCGTACATTCGAACTCATAGATAGGCATTACTTAGCAACTCCATGCATGGTCTGAATGTGATTGAGCATCATCCGGCTAACTTCTATCTGGCCTAAGAATCCCCAGGCTGAGAGAAGTGAATATCCGCAATAGCATGTGTGTAGAGCCTCTGGTAGCACATTTCGTTCATCGCCTGCTTTAGGCATCATTGATCCTCTCGACAGAATTTGCATCGCTCACCTAGCGCATATATGCCACAGTCTAGGCATCGAGTAATGTCTGAGTCTTTAACATTATCCTTGCGATCTTTATATCCAGCCTCTAGGAGTAGCCCCACCAGATCAGATAAACGAAGCATCGCAACATAGTCACAAGCTTGTTCACCTTGCCCATTCAGTCTGAAAGTAGCAAACCCCAATAAGCCACTTTCTTGTGTACGAGCTTCGATCTGGCGGAGCGTTCCCTTTATGTCGAGTCCTGTGCGCGCTTTTACCTCGCAGTCGAACGGAACATTGAGAATGTCACGCCCATTACCTCGACCTACTGAAGCCCCATCCCACCAGAGCCTCAGATAATCTGCAACTACTCGCTCTGTGCGAAAGCCGCGATGTTTTCTACTTTGAGACATTAGACTCCAAGGTAACTGCATGGCAATCAGGACATGACCAGGTGAACCCAGCCGTTAGTGATCCGCCGGTAATGACGATCTCTGATACATCGAACTCACGATTACAGAGACAGCATCTAGTAGTGATTCCACTAGCTTGAACGCTCTCTCGAATCTTTTTGTAATGCTCGATAACATCTACATCTGGGAATGACTCCCATTCACCGTCTTGGTTCATGAATTGTAGGCTGCTCATGATTTAGCCTCTTGTGGTTTCCAAGTGCCATCCGATGCAACTACATACCAGATCGGATCACACTTCTTAACTTCTGACCAACGCTCACCATTTATAGGCTTCGCTGAACAGGCCATATTCGCCCATGCTCGACCGTTCTTGTTACCTGTGCGCCATTCACGCTCGCCATGTTCGCAGCGAGGAATGTCCTTATCGATCTTCACTGCCCCTAGCACATCTTGAACTAGTGCTACTGCATCCGCAGCTGTAGGCGTTGGATGAACTGCCTTGACTGTCCAAGGATCATCCTCGACCGGCATGGTGATCTTGTCCGCTAACTTCTCTGCGAAAGGCTTTGGTTGATTTTCAATTACCTTAGTCATTTCCTCACGACTTGGCCTCTTGCCCTTAGGAGCATATCCAGCGTTGGCTAAAGCCCTTCCTATTGCCGAAGTCTCACAGTTTTCTAAGGCTGAGGTGCTGTTTACGCCCTTGATCGATTCCTTCTCTTCAGCAAGACCAGTAGCCCAAGGCTGAATATCTGCTGAATCTCTAAAAATAGCAGCGAACACTATGTATTGATTCAGGTTGTGTGAAAGGAGTTTGGTTTCGATTCTGCCTTCTGGATAATCTTCCCAGAACGATTTGGCATTAGCCTTGACTCCAAGTCGCTTTTCGACTGGATCATAATCTAAAGGATTAAACATTCTTGCCCCCAAATTCCACATTGATAGTCATTTCATATTTATAGAAGTTGAAGGCAATCATGAGAATGTGCCATTTTAAGTCATAGCCAAGATGAGTGCCGAAGCAGATTTCGTTATCGTGCTTTCTGAAGTTAAACATAGAGTTCATTCTCCTCTGTGTGGAGTTGTCCGGCAATCGCTAGATACGCCACAGCATCGACATAAGTATCAACTTTGGCTGACTCCATGCTCCTGGCTATTTTGACGAGTGCCATACATGTCGCGACTTGATAATCAGTAATCGGCATTTCAAGATAACTCGACCAGAGAGCTGCTGTTCTTGCCATATTGTCTGACGGATGACCGTAGTCGAGACCACGATCTTGGATAGTTGCTCTTGCTTCGTTGAGGTAATCACGCGCCATCATGCTCTCACCTTATTGGCCTGCTCTACTTGCTGGCGAACCGCTCTGCGACCATCTGTGTAGCCTGCGCTAACGCCCATTGTGTAGAACCATACGCAGCTGAGAGTCCAGCCGACCATCAGCATTCCTATTTCATAGATATTCATATTGCTCCCTTACGCCAGAGTCTCTGGCTTCTTGGGATAAGCATGACATGACTAGGAGACAGAACCGCGCTTCTTTGTATAACGAAACGGTAACAATTCTCCATCGTCCATAGCATCATCGATCGTGCGCTTTATATCGTTATCGAGATCGTCCATACCTGCGCCCATGAACTACGAATGTGCCATCCTTCTCAAGATTGATAATGCTGACTTGGCTGCCTTTGGCATCTTCTTCAACGATGATAAACGCTTGCTGCCAGTTCATTTGGCCTTTGGTATAAGTTGCCATTCGGGTATCCATGAGGTGTCCGCCTTCATATCCCCTGATAATGCGGCTGATCTTGCCACCAGATGACTCAGAAAATTGTGAGAAACCAGCGCGATGCGTGTGACCACAGATGGTTGAAATACCCGCTCTGCGGGCGCTCTCAAGGGCTGTGAGACCTGGTGTGGGCTTCACACTACCTTCATCCCCATGCACCGCTATAAGGCCCTTAGCGACCGCGTATGGCTTCTTGTGATAGGTAATGCCTAATTCATCTAATTTCATGAACTTCTCGAACTTCAACTCAGGCAAGGACATGAAAGCAGGAATCTTATTCATGATGACATTGAACAATCGATCGGTGTGATTTGATCTGATCATGTGCTGTTCCTTGGCATATTCGCCTAAACGCCAGAGAATATCAACGGTCATATCTCGGTTCTCAGCTAGTGTTTGTTCGTACCATCCTGGCTTCCCTTCGCTCCAACGTCCGATCTCTGTGAAGTCTGCTTCATCTCCCAGAGTAAGTACGCTATCGGGGCGGTAAGCCTTAATAAAAGCGATAACATTTGAGACGGCTACCGAATCATGTAGAGGAACTTGAAGATCGGGAACTACAACTGTTCGGCGCATAGCCATGGTTAATCCTCATCATCGTCATCGTATGGAATCGAGTCGGGAAGTTGTGGCAGCCAGTTAGGAGTTGGCAAGATAGTTGCCGGATAAGTCATAGGTTCAAGCAGAATAGCCAGAGCCAACTCTGGAGTAAAACCTGCTCGTCTTAGTGATTTATAGTATTCATTAAGCCCGATGCAATACTGATCTAACATAGAGTAAGCCTCTAGATCGATAGCCTTCTTGCGAGCCATAAGATTATTGTGACTTACCTAATAGTTCAATAATAGTATCGACACGCGCTTCTAATCGATTAACTTGATCCTTGATCGATGAGCCGCTATTTGGTTTCAATTCATTGAGGTAGTGCTTGACTAAGAACTGAAGCATCGCAGTAACACCACCCAGAACCGTCACGATCCCAACTGCAATAGCAGCGTAATCCTGTGGACTCACCGCTTAGGTGTCGCATATCCAAAGACCCCAGCTAATACAGCCCAGAGGATTGAGCGGTAATCTGCTGCGAAGTTAGATGCCGCCCAAGCAGACAAGAACGCACCTGCTGTTAGTACCAACGGATTTTTCATGTTCATTCTGTCTCCGTATCTGGGATGTCGATTTCTTCTACAATGTTGTTGTTTGGTTTGGTTGGATCGTAGCCACCAATGCCGTAAGTAATTAGTTTCATTATGCGCTCCTAATCCATACAAACGGACAAAGGGTTGTTACGTTTAAAGTTCCAGCATTAGCAAAAGCACCACTAACTCCAGATTGTAAAAATCCTGCAACTTGGTTAGCGCCAATTGATGTAACTGCGTTTATAAGCAAATTTGGTACAATTTGTGAGTTTGTGTTGCCTTGATAAGTTGCAGTAGTAGGTGCTGTTTGCTGACAAAAAGCGAGCCAATAAAAACCACTTGCAAGAGTTTGATTGATTGTAATTTGATTCACTTGAGTAGCAGCAGATGGTGAAACTGTTCCAGCATCTAAAATTAGATTGCTCGGTGATCCGTTTGAATCTTGATAAATTCCAAGTCTTACAGATGAAGTGCCAGCAAAAGTAGCAGCAGTGACAATTCCAATTCTATCAAATGTATTCGTTTGACTAATAAAAATTGGTGTGTAATACAATCCTTGCTGACTTGCGGTCATATTTGTATATTGAGAGTTTGGAGTTTTATAATAACTACCTGATCTATAAGGCAGTTGAGTTCCTTTAATAATTGCATTGTCATAAGCAGTCTTGACCGCATTAGGAGTCGCAGCAGTTGTCGTCGATGTCGAGGATACTGAGTCGGTAAGTTGTAAGGCTCCAGCAGCAGAAGTAGTACCAGCCGATATTGAAAGATTGGCAGCACTAGAAGTTCCAGCGTTAGTAAGTGGAGCATTTACTGTAACTACGCCAGAAGGGCCTTGCGCTCCAGTATCTCCAGTAGCACCTGTAGCACCAGTTGCGCCGGTTGCACCTGCTGGCCCTTGGACTCCAACTGATGAAACAACTACTTGGTTGATATCCTCTGTAACTGTTAACTCAGTTACCTGAGGCTGAATAATTACTAGATCGCTCATCGAGTTATCTGTGAACTAACACTAGCCACGCCTTGAATAAGGCGAGTGACTACTCCAGCAGGTGAAGTGATTTCAAGATCATAATCGTACTTGGCTGAGTCATCAAGCGCTCCAGTCTGAGCTGCTGTGGCGTGGATAGCCAGAGTGCCAGTCGCACCTGTGATGGTTATGCCAGATGCCTGTGTAAGGCTGATAGCGGCAGTTGCAGCATCGACTGTTAATCTGAACTGCATCGCTGCTGTGTAGTTGGTTAGATTTATTGCTGCGCCTGCTGAGTCCTTGTACTGTAAGTTCAAGTACCAGTCAGCACCTTGATCTATTACGAATGAGTAGTTTTCAGCCATGAGTGCCTCCTAGTAACGGGATATTAAAAAACGAACCATCTTGATCACCCTTGATACTGAACGAGATATGGCAATGATGCTTATGCTTGTTAATCCCAGTATAAGTTCTCCAGCGCCAAGCGCTTTTAACTGAGGCGATCTTGCCTTCAAATATGATGTACTTAATTCGTTTGTCGGTCTTGGCAAGGAGTCGAAGTTGATCAGCAATATCGGGCATGAGGTCGGGCTTAGCCTTGCCAGAGACATCTCGATCGAGGTCGAGCGCTCTAACATACCCAGTCGATGCACAAGGTATGTGATCGCTAGTGCCGCCTGCACGATGTCGGGCATCGGCGATCCAGCCATCGGAAGTGCGATCGCGGTCTGGGAACGAGTCATCGAACTGTTCTCTCAACTGTTGCCCGGCTTTGCATAATTTAGGCTTCATCTCTAAAAGCCTTAGCATCTAATTCGCATCGCTGGCAGTTCCACCTAAATAAATCATTCAAGAACAATTCTTTATGACCACACTCAGGGCGCGGTGCAATAAAAGCATCTGCGTCTGGATCATAGGTATAGCCAATGCCTGCGTAGTTGTAACGGATATTACCGTTGTAACTTGTGCGCTTACATGTTTGGTTTCTAAAATTACCGTACCAAGTTTCAGGATCTAAACCTTCAATTAGTTCAGTTTCGTCAATGCCAGCAATAACTTCAGTAACTATGCCATCGGTAATAAATGCGTAGTGTGCCATTATGCGAAACTCACATTTCCTGTGCCAGCAGTAATAGTTGCAATCGTATCTGCACCGCTAGTAGTTGTTGATCCTGTTAAGCCTGCGCCAATAGTTATTGTTCCTGTTGCGGTGAGCCATCTTAAAACAACAATTCCTGAACCGCCTTCTTTTCCTATTGCTGGTGAAGTGTTTTTACCTGCTCCACCGCCACCACCAGTATTTGTAGAACCAGCGGTTTGAGATGATCCACCATTACCACCGCCGCCTGCGCCGCCTGTGCCACCGCTAGTTTGAGTAGTACCAAAGCCACCACCACCGCCACCACCGCGTGTAACAGAACTACCTGTGATTGTACTTGCTACGCCTGCGCCACCATTACCTGCAACAGAAGCTGTTGTAGAAGTTTGACCAACTGCGCCTGCTCCACCGCCACCGCCGCCAGTATTTGTCGTAGCACTACCATTAAAACCATTACCACCATTGAAACCTTGATTAGCAGTACCAGTTCCTACTGTGTTGTTATCTGAAGCACCACCGCCTGAACCACCATTTGTAGCAACGCCAATTTCACCACCACCACCGCCACCGCCTGTGGAAGTTATAGTTGAAAATACAGAATTAGCACCAGCAGAACCTGCGCCCTGACTCGTTGTAGCACCAGCGCCGCCAGCGCCAATAGTTACTGTAAAATTAGTTCCTTTTGTGCAACTTACTTTAGACTCAGCACTACTACCACCGCCTGAAGTGCCGTATGATGTGCGATAACCACCTGCTCCGCCGCCACCACCGTAAAAAGCACCACCGCCACCACCGCCTGCAATAACTAAAAAGTCTACTTCTATTGGAGCAGGTGTTTGAAAAAGTGAACCAACAATTACATTAGCAATCATTACCCTATAGCCCCAACGACATACCAAGTATTATCAGCAGTCTTGATGCAGGCTGCTGACTTATATTGTGCAAGAGTTGGGCTGGCTGCTACTGCGCCTGCTGAAAGGACTGTGGTCGTGCCGGGCGTTACTGCTGAGATAGTGCAGACTCCAGCCCCGATATTTAGAACAGTTAGAACTGTGCCGATCTCGAACGCCACCGAGGCATCGGTTGGGATCTTGAAGGCGATAGCAGTTGCCTTGTTCATGATCTCTAGGCTCTGATACTGGTCTGCTAAGACTGCTGTGTAGTCGGCTGTATTAGCTGCGCCTACTGAGAACGAAGTAAGTCCGTTATACATTGCCGCGCTTAGGACATCGCCTGTGCTTGCTGGAAAACCTGTTGCCATTTATATCTCCTAATACGCCATTATGCTAGTGCCGATTATACCTGATACATCGCTGCCGATGATGAAGCCCTCGACTATAGGTTCGAGAGTTGTAACTGTGACCTTCATGGAGTTTGGCGTTATATCCCATGCTAGTCCTTGAGCCTGTAACGTTTTAACGATCGTTGAGCCGTCTGGCTGAACATTCGTAATCTTTAGCGGTTGGAAGTAATCCAAGTCCAACATCGTCGCAGTTGGAACATCTGGGTCTAGTAGATCGACCGTCATCGCATCTATGCGGATCGTTGTCTCTTTACGAGTTGCGACGTAAATCTTGGCAATGTTTAGAGTGTCGGCATCTGTTTGTGCTACGAGGTTTTGCTCGTTTAGCTGGTGAGGGAAATACTTAGCAATAGAGGCTGAGTCCTCGGCTACCTGCTGTGTGCCACCCATGCGGGTCATGCCAGCAGAGTTAATAATTAGTTTGTCATCGAAGGCGAAAGATAGGTTCGTGTAAGGGATACCAGTAGTCTGGTTAAACTCGATCGGAGTCTGACCATAAGTCTTGATTACATTGGTGCGGTTTAAGAATATCGCTGTGCCTTCTTGGTTGATATAGAACGCACCCTGCTCTGAGAACTCTGCATTCTTTAGGGCATCTAGGGCAGTACGGCTAGTAGCGGGATCAGCCACGCAAGTGGTCTGCCCTGTGTCGATCGTGCGCATAGATGTAGGCCATGAGACTTGATCTAGTATCTTGCCAATGCGTGTGCCGGTATCTTGTCCAGCGGTGGCGCTGGCAACTGTGGTAATTCCTGCCTGCTGCATAAGTCTGAAAGCATCTGAGCAATGAATGTCCACGTAGCCTGTGGCTTCGTTCTGTGGATAGGTGTATTTATATTCTGTCGTATAGCCAGAGAATAGGAAGTATCCAACGCCGCCGACTGTGCCTGATACGCGCAGCTTGCGTAGAGGCGTTAAATAGCCGTAATAAGGGCTAGATGTGTTCTGTGGGTTAAAGTATGAGTTAGGGTCTAGGACTCTTACAACTGCTGTGCCAGCCTCAAAGGTATCGCGCATGATATTGCGACCACGCCGAATAGTAATAGACCGAACGTCTGGAGTTAATTCCACCGTAGGCTCTGGAGTAGTTGTGCTTGCAAGTGTGCTTGTGCCTAAAACGCCATACTTCTCATCACCGATAGTAAAGGGATAACCGAAGGTAGCCCCAGAGGTAAAGTCGAAGGATACGGAGATTTGAGCAGGTAGTGTCATGCTCCGAAAGACCCGCCCTGACGATAGATAGCAGCGAACTTAGCCTGTAGTGAGTCGTTAAGTAGGCTGTCTCGGATAACGTCCTTTAGACCTTCCTCGGCAATTACTGTGCCAGCGTTAACATTGACTGTGATGTCTGGCCCTGCTGCCGTTGCCACGGTTGCGCCCATAGGCAACGAGTACTGCTGACCAGTAACGCCGTAACCTGTGGCCATAGAGGTGGGAGCGACTTGAACGTTGCCTTGAGCAATGCGTGCAACTTGGCTTTCGATCATGTCTAGGTAAGACTTCCATGCTGTGAATGGGTTTTTAGCATCTGGTAGAGATGCAAGATAAGCGGCTAACTGCTGTGATAGTCCTTGAGACTTAGCAAGTTCACCAGCTAGTTTAGAAGCCTCGGAAGTATTGCCGGTCAGGATCGCTAGTTGTAGTTCTAAGCGCTTGCGTTCCTCAACTGAGATATCGCCTTTAAGTGCAGCGATAATCTGAGTCTGCTGAATATCGAATAGAGTTCCAGCCTTCTGCAACGCTGTCTGCTCTTTAATTGCCTTGGTCTGTTCTTTAGTTGTCTTTAATAGTGCATCGCGGTTCTTTTTCGCTGCCTTGTCTGCGGCTGCCTTAGTTAACTCTGCTCGGATCGCCGGAGTAATTCCAGACATGTCGCGGCCGCGGTTCATCTCTGTCTCGCCTATGGCTTTGAACGCCTGTAAGTCTCCGCGCGCTAGGGCTGCTAACTGACCTACGCCTACACCGAAGCGGCGCACGAAAGTTGCTAGGGCTGTAGAAGTTTTTTCAATTAGGTTTAGGGTGTTAGTAAGTCCACCTTCTCCACCGCCGCCAAGGGCTGCGAGTGCATCAAGTAAGCCACCGCCGATGATCTCTTTAGCATTGTTGGCAGATACGGATAAACGCTGCAACGCACCTGAGTAAGTATCAACTGCAACTGCTGCCTGTCC